GAGGTGAGGAAGACGACACAATACACGGGGGTGGTGAACTTTCGTTCTTAGAAATGATGTAATTTGGCAGTATACAATCCCATAGCGAAAAACGGTATACCTGAGATGAAATATGGCTCAGCGGAATATTTACGTTTTTGGAACAAGGAAGTAGATAGATGTAAGAATGGCTACAAACCATCAAACGGTGTTTGGATACCAGGAAGCTATTATTTCTACTTGAACTATGCTAGTATATTGTCTAACAAAGAGGGTGCTGGTAGAAAATCTCTAAATCACCCTGACTACAGAGACCAAGACCACGAGTATTTTGATTTGATAAATCAAGCAAAAGAAGAGGGTAAAGGTCTTATAGTTTTGAAAGCTAGGGACAAAGGGTTCTCCTATATGAACTCTGGCCTAGCATTATGGGAGTGGACGTTCTTTAAAAATAATGAAATAGGCATAGGTGCTCCAACGCCAGCTTACGTAGCTGCTATGAGAACCAAGATAAACAATATGTGGAATGATATGCCGCCAGAGTTCAAACTTAGAAAAGACTTGAAAGATAACGAAAAGACTATGATGTCTGGTTATCAAATTAAGGAAAAGGGTGTTTGGACAGAAAAAGGTAATCGTTCTATAATGCACTTTAGAACAATGGATAATCCAGATATGTTCAGGGGTGAGCGTTTATCTATGATGATACTTGATGAAGCTGGTGAGTTCAAGCAGCTTATTAGAGCATATATGGCATCACAAGCTTGTTTTATGGATGGTGCTGTACAGTTTGGTGTTCCGATTATTGGTGGTACATCAAACACTATGAGAGCAGGTAACGATGATTTTATGGAGTTGTTTTACGAGTATGAAAAATACAACTTACTACAACTGTTCATACCAGCTAGCAAAGTTTATCACGGCTTCTTTGACCACAAGACAGGGGAGTCTGACACCATAGGAGCTGAAGAAGATATTGAACTAAGAAGAGAAAGACTAAAAGGTGGTAAAGATAAGTCTGCATACTATCTATATGTGCAGGAATATCCGTTATCGCCAGAAGACGCTTTTATGTCTACAAACAAATCTTTGTTAGATATAGAGGCTATAAATAACCAAAGAGCAACACTATTAGCAAATGACAAGTACAAAAACATGGTTAGCACAGGAGACCTTGTCTGGGTATCCGACACAACTGATGCTACCAAAAACATGGTGGAATGGGTGCCAAACCCTGACGGGAACATACAAATATTGTTACACCCAGAAAGGGATTTAAAATATTTAGATGTTGGAGGTGTAGATAGTTACTACCAAGAAACATCAAAAACCTCTGATTCTAAGGGTGCTTGCATAATTTATCGTAGATTTGTAGGCATGGAATCAATGGGTGAACTACCTGTATGTGTGTATAATGACAGACCATATACAAAAGAGGAGTTCTTTGATACTTGCTTGAAGATAGCTGTATATTACAATGCAGAGCTTCTTGTCGAGTATACTGATGAATTATTCTTTAAATACTTTGAAGGAAGAAATGCTTTCAGGTATTTGAAGAGAAGACCAAGGGCTGCAGATTCGCCCTGGTCAAGAGTTACAAATAGATTTGGAGTGCATATGAAGTCATTCCAGAAAAACTTAGTAACAGAGCTTTTGGACGATTATGTAAAAAAGAACGCTCACAATATTATGTTCTTAAATTTACTAGACGACCTAAGCGTATATGGATTTAAAAACACTGACCTTGCTATGGCTTTTGGTTTGTGTTTGATGCACGATATGGATAACTCTAATGTGATGATAAAAAACGAAATAGACGATAATAACTTTTTTCAAATACCACACTTCAAAAAGCAGGGTGGTATTATTAAACCTATATATTAATGTATTTTCCAAAGCAAAACATACCAGACGAACAGAAGGACAAGAAGTGGTGTTCAGAAATGATAGACGCTGTTATCAGATATCACGGTAATAGTGTTAGAACATCTAGAGAAAGAAGAAAGGACTATGACAATTATATGTTGTTTAACGGTCTTTTTGACCAAAGACAGTTTGAATACATTACAAACACATATGGTTTAGCTACACCAGCTAGGCTAGTAAACTACCCAATAATACAACCAAAGGTGGACTTAATGGTTGGAGAGTTTGTAAACCAGCCCCTAAAGTTTTCTGTATATACTATAAACAAGGATGCTGTTTCTAGAAAGCTTACAGAGAAGTCTGAGATTATGGCAGAGTTTTTGCTTGCTCCTGTAATTAAAGAGATAGAAGAGGCTATGGGTGGTCAAGAGACAGGTGCTGGTAATGTGCCTTTAGATGCTATACCAGAAGACATAGAGATGTTTTTCTCAAGAAGTTACAGAGAGAATGTAGAGTCTATGGTTTATCACGGGTTAAATTATCTAAACTATAAGTATCATAATAAAGACATATTTAAGAGAGGTTTATATGATTTATGTATCACAGGTAAAACATTCTACAAAACAGAGGTTGTAAACGGAGACCCTAGAATAAGAAGAATAGACCCAAGAGCTTTGTTATACGATAATAACAATGATAGTGAGTATTTAGATGACGCTCAGTGGGTAGCAGAAGAAAGGTATATGACAATCAATGAAATTATAGATGAGTTTAGAAATGAGCTTTCTATGGAGGACATTAGAAAACTAGAAGACATAAGACAGTCTTCACAAAGTCAGATTGCTGAGAGATACACAAACCCAACATCTTGGTATTTTCAAGAGCAGGGTGACTATGGTTCTTCTACAAGAATAAAGGTCATACACTGTGAATGGAAGTCTATTAGAACAATGAGAGCAAAGCTAAGTCCAAATAAGTTTGACCCAGACACTCCTTTTATTAAGATTTTACCAGACAACTATAGACCAAGAAAAAATGACACGATAGATTTTAGAGCCGTAACAGATATATGGGAGGCTACTAGAATAGGTCCAGACATCAACATTAGATGTAGAAGAAGACCAAATCAAATAAGATTTGAAAGAGATTTAGCTAACACAAAGCTTAGTTATGTAGGAGCTATTAGAAACAATATAGATGGCTCTACTATTAGCGTTGTAGACTCTTTGAAAAACATACAGTTACTTTACAATGTTGTAATGTTTCACATTGACCTAGCTATGGCTAGAGCTGGTGGTAAGTCAGTGGTATATGATACATCACAAGCCCCACAAGGTATGGACTTTGCAACGGTAATGTACCACGTAAAGAACAGCGGTCTTATACCTATCAACTCAAAACAAGAGGGTAATCAGCCTCAAACATTTAATCAGTTTCAGCAGGTTGACTTTACTTTGTCAAACTCTGTTCAGCAGCTCATCAATCTTAAAATTATGTTAGAGGATACTGCAAACAAAATTACAGGTATCAATAACGAAAGACAAGGTGTAATGAAAGGGTATGAAGCTGTAGGTTCTGCTGAAAGAAGTGTATTTCAATCAAGCTTAGTTACACAGCCTTTATTTCACATACATAGTAAGGTTATAGAGAAGTGTATGAATAATCTAGCTAATCTTATGAAGATATGTTGGAATAGAAAAGACTCTATGTCTTACATACTAGGAGATAACAATATGCAGATATTTGACATAGATGAAAGTTTATCTTACGATGAGTATGGTGTCTTTGTAACATCTAGCACCACAGAATCAGCTAAAAAGAAAGTTATAGAAGGTTTAGCAGCAAATGCTTTATCTTCTGGTCAAGTAGACTTCTTACAGATGATTAAAGTTGTAAATGCTGAAAGCGCTAGTGATGCAGAAACTGTTTTAGAAATGGCTGTTCAAGAAATGAAGAAGCAACAACAGATGATGCAGCAGCAACAAGTTGAAGCACAACAAGCAGCAGCTGAGGCGCAACAACAGAAGACTCAGGCAGATATGCAGATGGCTCAAGCAGCAAACGATACTAAGATTAGAGTTGCTCAAATCAATGCAGACGGTGCTGTTGAGAAAACAAGAGTGCACTCAGAAAGTCAAGAAGATATAACAACATCAAAAAATAAAGCTAAAATTAACGAAGAGTTCCTTAAAAACAGTTTGGGGCGATAGTTGATTTATGACAACTTTTTTAGTAAATTGCAAAAAATTATGTTATGGAATTAGAACAAGAAAACAACACAGAACAGACAGTTGATACAGTTGAACAAGCTGTAGAACAGCCTGTAGAACAAACACAAGAAAATGAACCACAAGAACAAGAGTTTGACGCGTCCACGTTCGTCGACAATGAGTTTGAGCCTTCAGAACAAACAGAAGAGGCTGTTGTTGAAGAAGCTGTACAAGAAGAGCCAGTTGCAGAGACGCAAGAAGTACAGGAGGATGAGGCTCAACCTGAGTTGGAAGAAACTACAGAATCGAGTTCTGATGATGATGCTGAAGAATTTACCGAGTGGGTTTTACAAGACGCGCCAGAGGTTAGCGAAGATGTTGAAACAAGCGTTGAACCACCTCAACTTGAATTAGAAGAAGAGCCACAGGTAGAAGAAACACAAATAGAACAAACTCCAGAATGGCAGTTGATAGCTCAAGAGTTAGGAGTAGAAGCAACTAGCAGAGAGGAACTGATACAAGGTATCGTTCAAACTGTTAGCGAAGCTCAAGAGCAAGCGTCGTTTG